GGCTTGGCGCAATCTTCGCGGAAAATCACGTAATATCGGTCATTTTCTGGACGATTTGATGCTTCTGACGGTTGATTTGGCCTTCGGTTGCTGGCTCACGCCTGATGTAGGTAAGGATTCCCATTACACCTACCGTGCATATTGGCAGCGGTACCACCAGCAGAAACTGCCGAGGGGGGTGGAATTGGACCACTTGTGCAGGCGGCCCCGATGTGCATGCCCCCTGCATCTAGAGCCCGTCACCAGGGGCGAAAACGAGGCGCGGAAGCGCCGTTTTCACCGGCGCACCAAGGTGACCCACTGCGCCGGGGGTCACCGATTGTCTGAGGCGACGATGAAGGTCACCCCCGAGGGGGGATTTGTCTGCACCCTCTGCCCGATCTTGGATCCCGCATGTCTACCGTGAACATCGACGTAAGGAAAGAGCTGGCCGACGCCATCGATATGCAGAGGCGTCGGATCTATGCCTTTTACCGAGCGAAGGACCCGGATCAGCGGGATTGGAACGATGCGATCCGGGTCATGGGTCATTTGCTCAAGGAAGCGCGCAGCCTGACGAAGGATGGCATCGCCTGGAGTCGATCTCTAGGCCCAGAAGAGCGCCGGGACGTGATCGTGGCGTGGTTTTCGTCCCTGCCCCCCAATCAGCAGCGTGTGCTCCTCGAGGAGCTGCAGAAACACCAGACGATGAGGGCCGTATGAGCGAAATCGATGAGAATCCCGTCCCGGAGGGATACTGGCAGTGTCCGAACTGCAAAAGTGGGATGGGTGCCAAGCCTGAGGGCCATTGCCCCGCCTGCAAGCATCCTCTCGAGGCAGATGCGGCCCCTGCGCCGGAACCGCTGCCCCCCGAGGCCATGGAGGCGGTAGAGGCAGAGGAACGCGCCGAGGAACCGCCGGAAGAACATCCCAGGCCCCATAAGCGGAGTCGACGCTAATGGCGGCCCTGAAGTCTGTCGTTCTCAGCGAGGATCCGACGTGGCACTCAAGCCGCACGATTGAGGCGGAGCCTGGCGCCATCGAGCTCGCCCTCGAGGGGCCGATCATCCACGTTCGGGTGATCGGGAAGTCCACGAACGCCACGCGGTTTCTGAACCGCATCGGGGCGCATTTTGCCCTGCGTGAGTGGCGCCACGTCGTGTTTGCGGACGATATGCCTCAACCCAAAAAGTAGAGCATGCCCAAGGATATCGTCGACATCGCGGGATCGTTCGCACCGCAGGGTACGAGCTCGCCCAATCCGACGAGTAGCGGCGGCGAATACGTAGTAACGCGCAGTGACGTGGGGACTTATGTCCTGACGTTCAATCGGGCGTTCTCGAGATTCATCTGTGGAACGACGCAAGTGCAGGCGCATACGCTTACGCCCGTCATGTCTCAGCTGGGCGACTTTGCGTCGACGAGCCCCAATCGGCCCGCCAACATCACGATCACCGTGATGCTGACGGCCACGGGTGCAGCGACGGATATCGCGGCAAACGCAAACAATCAGATCCATTTCCGCTTCACGTTCTTGACGGTGTAACCCATCCCCCCTTGAACCCGCATCTGGATCAAGTCTTTGCCGATCTGGCGCGCGAGCGGGCCAAGAAAGCCGGGGGTGCGCTCGAGAAACGCATGGGTGCGCTCGTCGATCGTCTGTTCCCAGAGCAACGGGCGTTCCTCGACGATCCCGCCAAGCGCAAGGCGATCCTCTGCCCCTCTCGAGCGGGCAAGTCATTTGCCGTCGCTGTGGCCATGCTGCGGGCCCTGACGACCATTCCCCGGGCCAATGTCCTTTACATCGCTTTTGTACGCGGCGAGGCCCGGGAAATCATGTGGGGAATGCTCAAGACTCTGAACGAAGAATTCGAGCTTGGGTTGAAGTTTGGGGAAGCTGAGCTCACCGTCACGAATGGAAAGGGTTCGTGGTTGCGTTTAGCGGGCTGTGAATCGTGGGGCGATGTTGACAAATTCCGTGGTGTTCCCCGCCATCTGGTGGTTCTCGATGAGACGGCCACCTGGCACGCCCCGATCTTGAATGATCTGGTCTACAAGGTCATTGAACCGCGCCTCGGGGACTTCAAAGGCACTTTGATCCTTGCGGGAACGCCAGGGGAGATCCTGGCGGGCCTTTTCTACGACGCCACGGGCCCGCACGCCCAGGAAATCACCGTCGGGGACGATGGGCGCCCGATGGCGATGTCGCGCCCGTACGCCTTGAGGAACGAGGACAAGTGGCGGGGCGTTTCCTATCGCTGGAGTGTCCACAGCTGGCCGAAGAGCGCCAACATCTCACGCGAGGGGCGGAACGCCTGGGCGGAAGCACTCGAGCTCAAAGCCAGGAATGGATGGGATTCTACCCATCCCATTTGGCTGCGCGAGCATATCGGTCGCTGGGTGGCCGATGAATCAAAGCTCGTATCTCGCTACGACGCGCAGCGCGACAACTGGACGCCTGGCCCGCGCACGCCCGAGAACCCATTCGGGTTGCCCCTGGGCCATGCCTGGCGATTTGTCCTGTCGATGGACATGGGGTTCACGGACCCTTTCGCCCTGCAGCTCGGGGCCTACTCGGACACTGAGCCTCATCTCTGGCAAGTCTATGAATTCGAGCAAACGGGGTTGACCGTGACGGGGATCGCCGACGCGATCCGCAGGGTCTACGAGCTCGTTGACAAGGACGACATCGAGATCCAGGTTGCGGACCTTCAGGGTTTGGGCGGAATGGTGGTCGAGACGCTGGCCACCGAGCATGGCATTTATCTCGAGGAACTGAAGCAGAGGGACAAGCGCGATCATATCGAGATCGCCAATGCCGGATTCGTCGACGGCAAGATCAAGATCCTGGGCGATTCCCGTCTTGCCCAGGAGATGCTTTATCTGGCCTGGGATGTCTCGGGGCTAAAACCTCGCTCGAACCAGCCCAATCACAATTTCGACGCGTGGCTTGGTGTCGTGCGGCACTCGAGGCATCTTGAGGCCCGCGCGCCCGTCGAGAAACCCCGGCAGGGAACCTTCGCCTTCGTGAATGCGAGGGAGGGCGAGGAGGAAGAGCGGATCGCAGCCATCGAGCGCCGACGGGCGCGCGGTGATGACGGGCTAAACGATCGCACGGAGTTTTGATCATGCTAACCGTCTTTCTGATTCTTGCGGTTGCGGCCCTCATTCTCACGATCGCCTCAGCGACGGGGAAAGTGCCTCTTTGGGTGCCGGTGATCCTGATTGCGATCATCCTGGCGTTGCAGGCGCTCCCCTGGAAGTAAAGGATGGCAACGAATGAGCATGCTCTCGAACCTCGAGAACCTGCGCCAGTGGATGGTCGAGCATCGGGTGCGCCATGCCCGCCTGGGCGACATGGAAATCACCCTAGGCGACGACGGCGAACCCACGTATCAGGCGGTGGCCTTGCCAGGGATGCCCCCGCCGCTTTCGCCCCCGCCGCCCGTCGATCCGCTTGACGATCCGATGCTGTTCGGTGGCGAGGTTCCAAACTTCCGCATCCCCGAGGACAAATGAGCATCAACGCGGGGCAATGGCACGCCGAGGACACCCCGAGCGAAGAGCGGGGGCAAATGCTCCTTGACTACGTCCGGTCGCTCGAGCGCAGCCAAACCCTCATGATTGAGCGCCGACTGAAATACGCCTGGCTCTATGATCGGAACGCGAAGCTCGTCGGGGTGGATGGGCGTCTGCGCAAGAACGAGGGCGACCCGTCGACGGAAAACATCATCAGGAACAATATCGAAACCGCCGTCGCCCTCCTCGGTAATAACCAGACGAGGGTGGCGGCCCTGACCGACGGCGCCGAGTGGAGCGTTCAGCGGCGGGCCAAGGGCCTGCAGCGCTTCATCGAAGCGCAGTTCGAACACACGGGATGGGATGGCCTGCAGGTTCGCATGGTGCGCTCGGCGGGGGTCTCTGGCGAGGGTCACGTCAAATTCGAAACCGACGACGGCAAGATCGTCGCGTCGTATGTCCCCTATGACGAAATCATCGTCGATGATGAGGCGTGCCGCTCGACGGAACCCGTGCAGCTGGCGCAACGGCGATTCGTCGATAAGGATATCCTCAAAGCTCGGTATCCTGACAATGCCGACCAGATCGATCGGGCCCACCTGAAGGATCCCAGTTGGACGGCGCTCCGTCGCGTCGAGCCGAACCAGATCGCGGTTATCGAGGCGTGGCATATCAAATCTCGTCGGCGCGTCGTGGCCATCGAAGGCTGCACCCTGACGGATGCCCGCTGGCAGTTCGACTTTTTCCCGTTCGTGACATTCAGGTGGGTGCAGCGCCTGACCGGTTACTACGGCTGCGGGCTG